AAACCTTTTTATTTTAAGCATCTTATTAATTTCAAAATATTAAAAAATTGGCAGTTTTACGTTCTGCCAAACGGGTTTGATATAACCAATAATTTTATTTAACAGTTGTAACATTTTGGCAAAGGATACCACGCTGAATAACTGCAATAAATGAATTTGTTGTAATTGCTGCTGGTGCGCCATTTGCAGTCAAATTAAAATTGATGTTAGCTGCTCCATTCATTACGATACCAGGTTCAACCGGGTAAGTACTATCTGAATTAAAATCAACTTGATCAATTGGAAAAATTGTCTGTGCTGTAACACCTACCGATCCCTGTGTTTGTGGAACCATCATGTGACGCAATACTGACCATGCTGGTAATACTTGCTCATTGTTGATAGTCAAATTAAGGTAACCGTTGTAAATGCTCCACAAATCTGCTGCGCTTGTTGACGTACTAAATACGTTAGCATTTGGATAAGTGTATAATTTTGAATTGGTTGCTGTTGCTGATCCAATACCAATTAGTACAGAAAGTTCTGTACAAATAAAAATATCCTGTAAGTTCAAACGCTTTTCGTTTACTCTTACTGATCCGTTCTGTGTATCATTTACCAATACTGGAATATGATAATTTGCTACTGATGTACTTAATGCTACTTCACTTCTCAAATATGATTGTGTAAGTTTTGCATGTGCTGTACTATAACCTAAACCGTTAACTAAGGCTTTTGCATTTTCAAAAACCATTCGGGCGCCCATTTGTGTTGCCATGATATTTTTTTTATTTTTTTATTAATTAAAGGTGAAAGGAAAAAATAATATTAATTATACACCGATTTCATCCATACCCGCAATTGCTGGGGTTGAATAACTACGATCTACTAAACCACTACGGTTATATGTTGCACCAATTAATGGGGTTTTGTAAGAAACATCCGAAGCAATTTCACCAATACCATTAAGTACACCAAATGATTGTACCAATTTCAAACCACCTACTGCAATCATACCAGCGGATAAACCTTGACCAGCTGGTCCTTTTACAAATTTAGGCAAGAAAAAACCAATTGCAACTGGTGCTGCTGCTTTAATCTTATCATCTAAAGTTGCTGGTAATACTTTACCCAATAATTGAGCTGCTGCTGCTCCAGCTATTGCATATAAAGCTGTATTTGCAGTACTACCCATTGCGCCCATTCCGTGACGTCTGCGTCTGTGGTGTGCGGCTTTTTTGTGTGCTTTTTTGCGACGTGCCATTGTTTTAATTTTTAATTTTTATAAAAAGGTTTATTTAATATGTTTTTTAGCTTCTGTTAATTGCTTTTTTAATGATCTGATATAATTAGGATATCTTGATAATAATAATGTTTGTGTAAAATTTTTACCTTGTTCTTTTTTCTTATGCTTTAAACCTTCATATTGATCTTTAGATCGACTTATTTCATTAAATAAATAATTAACATTTGATAATGCTTTACTATCAATTCCACTAACTACCCTTATATTAACATTATGGCTTTTTGTATCTTTATGTAATAAAGTAGCTTTTTTTCGTATTACTTTTTTAACTGCTTTTTTAATAGCTTTCTTTTTTATAACACCAATTTTCTTTTTTGCCACTTTCTTTTTTATTGTTGGTGTTTTAACTTTACTACCTTTTACATGTGCAAATGCTTGTTTTAGTGAGCATCCAGTTTTTTTTCTGTATTCAATAGCTTTTTTAAAATTAGCCTGTGCTTTTTTTTGTGCTGGTGACATTATTTTTTCATTTTTGTAAGTAAGAAAATAGCGGCGCCAACCAATCCCAAAGTAACATACATATTCATTCCAGCTTGTGCCGTTCCCGGTGTTCCTGGTGTTGTAGAAAATAAAGACGTAGTTGGCAATCCTGTTGATGGCAATAAACCTTTTTTAACTGCATCTTTCCAAATATTCAAAATATCTTGTCGTTGTGTATTTTGGTAGATAATTGGTAACCATGTTTGACGTTCTTTTACTGCCAAATCACCATCAAAACCAGCATGAACGCCATCTGTATTATATGATGGTGTTGTATAAAATGCAACCACATAATTTGCAGCATTTTGAAAATCTCCAGTTCTATACGCATTATCCATTTTCCACCAATTACTGTGGCCTGGAAATAAATTTGTTGCTATTGATATAATTTGTGCCAAATCATTTGTATCTATTCCAACTACTGGAATAGTCAAACCCATTTGTTTTGATTCTGGTATTCCATTAATTGATTCCATTTGCATCGCTTTTGTAACTTTATTAATTGCAACTTTATATTCTAATTCCTTACTTGAACCTGGCGTTATTGATCCATTATTAAGTAACTGATCCCTTTCGTTAACTAATTTATTTAAAAAATTTTTCAATTCTGTTTGTCGGTTTTCTTTGGTGGTTCCATTAATACCAGACATTGCAATTAGAGCCATTTTAATTTTTTTATCTTTAAATGATGTAGGTTGCTTTTTTTCGTTAAATCTTGGTAATACCGGATCAATCCATATCTCTTTATTGGTACCAGGATATAATACACTAAAAACGTGTTGAAATTCGTCTATACCTCTATAATCCGCAAATCTGTAAGCAATTGGCGTTTTAAAAATTCCTTTTCTATTCAAACTATCAAAAATACCATTTGCAAATAAAGCATAGCTTTTACAGTCACCTGGCATTGCTACAATTGCGCTTGGTGAACGCAATGTTTGATTTTTAGTACTTTCTATGTAATAAGGAACATTACTATGAAGGAAATTCCAAATGTTTTTGGCTGTTTCTAATTCACTTGATCCAATAAAATCATCGCTTATTTTATCGTATTCACTTTTGTATTTTTCGTGTGTGTCTAAAATACCATTAATTATATCTCCAACTGTTTGGTCATTAGTTACAATCTTTCGATAATTCCTAAATGGGCTTAATTTAGATAATATTTGATTACTGCTGATCAAGATAATTGATAATTTAAACTAAAAGGAATATTTAAACCATCTATTGTTGCGCTTCCTTTTAAATCAAATGATCCCTTTTTAACAATTAATACTTGTTTAATAGTATTAATTAAAGTTGCTAAAGTTGGGGTTATTGATAATGGTAATACTGTTTGACTGTTTGCTGCAATTTCTTTTCTACCAAAAAAATAAACGTCCGCAATTTTATTATTGCCATTCAAAAATAATTCAGCTGTTAAATTTGAAATTGTAGTTATTGTTTGTGTTGGATTATTTAAACCAATTGACAAAATTATTTGCGGATCAAATAATCCACCATCAATTGAAATTCCAACAATTTTAAAAGTAACTTTTTGAGAAAAATTATATTTCTGATAACCATACCAAACCCCGGCCGATAAAATAAATAAACCAATTATTTTTTTGTTGCTCATTATTGCAAATATTACTTAAAATATCAGAAATTGAAATTAATACTTAAAAAAACATTAAAAAATTAAATTTTCCTTAAAATTCTGTTAAATAGGGTGCGTAGGTATAAACTTATAGTTTATAAATTATATCTTCGCGTCCCTATGGGAACGCGAAGATATAATTAAACCACCCTACTTAAACCACTTAAACTGGTTTAAAAAAATAGCATATTAAACCACTTTTTATATCTATTCTTTTACTTTCACCTTTAATTTATACATAAAGTATTGCCAATACATAATAGGCACAAAAAAACCGCAATTTTTTAGGTTGCGGCTGGATGGGGGGAAAAATAGTGTTAATTAATCCATATACGGCAATAAAAGGCTTTTGTTTTCTTAAAATACAAGTTTATATATTCAGCTTTTTCACGTCTGGCAAATAATATTAAATTATCTACATTATTAATATTCCTGTATTTTCTCGGTGAAATTTCTTTATCATTAAAAAATATTATTGCTGTGTAATATTCCATATTTTTTTGTATTTTTGAAGTGAAAGGAAAAGATAATTTCAAATTAAGGGTTTGACTTTATTGTCCAACAATGGCCGCTTGATTGCGGCCTTTGTCTTTTTTGACCAGATTAGATATAAAAAATCAACATCATCCCTTTGTAATACTTGTTCTGAATATTTATAAAATATTCTTATTTTTTTATTCACATAAACAAACTGAAATTGTTTTGTCTTAAGCATATAAGCTAAAAATTTTTTATAGTTTTTTGTCATTTTAATTTAATTTTAAAAATTGCAATTGTAATTAATTTAGATTCAATTGTATTTTCTAATGCAAATAATAAAAGTGAATAAGGTGCAATGTCAGTTGCATAAGTTTTATATTTAATACTATAAATTTCAATAAATCCGCAATAATTTTTCATAATTTTGTTTTTAGTTCTTGTTCTATAAAAAATTCAATTCCTACTCCATACCAATGAGATAATATAATAGCTGTATCAATATCAGGTTTATTACCACGCTCAACCCTTGATATTGTTGCTTTACTTATACCTAATTCTTTGGATAATTCATCCATAGATTGATTATAATAATTTCTTCTTTTATTAATATGCTTACCAAATGATTTCGAGTTGAATTTCATTATTGTTTTGTTTTTATAACATTTTATAATTATGGCAAATAGGTTATAATTAAGTGAAAAATAATAACTATAATTTTTAATCCAAATAAAATTATACTTATAATAGTTATTGCTGCGGATGTTCCACTTAAAAAAAATCTTAACCTATTTATATTTGGAATATTATCTATATCCCAATTAGAATTGCTCAAATCTGAAATAAACATATACAATCCATAAAAGTAAATTAGTGTTCCTATAAATGTAAGTGTTAGCATTTTTTTTTGTTTTTATAACATTTTATAATTGTTGTGCTGATCCTTTCGGATATAATTTTTTGCAATCCAAATTTTTACTATTTCTTTCGAAAAGTTAATACCTTTTGCGGTCCTTTCCTGTATTTCTGCAATTAGTTCTTTATAGCTTAAACTATCTTTTAATACTTGAAATATTAGGGCCTTATGTTCCATTTCGCTTAAATCATTCGGTTTTGTTTTTCCTTCTGTTTTTCTTTCACCTTCATATTGCATTTTAGCCCAAACACCTTCAAAATTCATCAAAACTACTGGCTCAAAATCATCTGATGATCTTAAAAATCGGGGTTGTAAAGTGTAAGTTTTTTTATCTTTATCCTTTACTATTTCTAAAGTACTTTGCGCCCAACGATCTGTATTACTACCCAAATGGCCCAATGTTTGGGCACCTGTTCCTTTACCCTGGTGCAATACGCCAATAAATAAACAATTATGCTGTTTGGTTAACTTTTTAAACCAGTTGACCAGTTTACGACTTTCTACCTCGCTGTTATAATCAAATAATAAATCTAATAAACCGTCAATTATCATAATTGGGCAATCTGGATTCATTTCAAGATAATGTTTTATTAATGCTCTTATTTCACTTGGGCCATCTTCACGGACTGTATAACAGTCTGCCCAAATGGGCAAACTGTTCAAATTTGAAAAACTTTTAATTTTTTGTATTTGTCTATAAAAATCAAAATCGCTACTTTCTGTATCAAAATAGCATATTCGTTTTCTATTTTCCGGAAAATGAACTTTCATTCCAAATTGATCACCAGGTATAAAAGCGGACGCAATAACAGCGGCTAAAAATGTACTTTTGCCAGCTTTTGGCAATCCCGAAAACACAATAAAATTTTGTATCGTGCCAATACACTTTTCCTGTATAGTAAATATAATTTGATCTTGGGATGGTATATGATCCGGAGAATATTTGCGGCTTTGTAATTTTTCATTTATAAGGGTTTGTTCATTGTCCATTGAAATTTTTATTTTAAAAAGCTACTAATCCAAAATACTATTATAACTACAATTATTGCTGTTATTCCTTTTTTGTTAAAATTATTTCCTTGTGCCATTTTTTTTGTTTTGATTGTATTTAGAAATAGAATATAAATAAATTGTTGCTATTGAAACAATACATATTTCAATAATTATTTCGATTAATGTTATTATAAATTGATTCATAATTTTTCGCTTAAATCTTTTATTTGATGGGTTAAATAATCAATACTTGATTCAATCAATATACCCATTTCAATAGTCATATCGAAAGGTAACATTGATTGATCAATAGAAATAAAGGTTCCTTCCTTTCCATAAAAAAAGAAAGTAGCTTTTTCATAAGGCATTAAGGCCTTTAAATCTTGTAAACGGTTTTGTTTGGCCTGTAATTCGGCCATTTCGCGCATGATTCGCGCATTGTTTGGTTGCATATATAAGGGTTTTATTTGTCCGTTGCTAAGTTATATACATTTATTTCATTCTGCCAAATTTATTTTATTGTGTATTGGACATAAAAAAACCCTATATTTTATAGGGTTTTCAATTTAACTGCCAACAAACAAAACTAACTTAAAAATAATTTTTTTTCGGCTGCTCTACGACTTACTAAACCTTTCATTATTGATCCACCAGCATAAACCCATTTATCAAATTGTGCTGCTACTGTGGCCTTATCGGCACCACTATTTAATAATCTAAGCAAAGTACTACCTTTTAAGGCTCCGATTCCTTCATTATAAGCAAAACTGGATAAAGCAATCAATTGATTATTATTAATAGAAACAGTAACTAATTGTTTAACTGAATCTAATTTACTGGTTGCCTCAATTTGAAGCCATCTGTTTGCTGTTGCTTGATCAATTACATCACCTTGTAATACTGGCCTATTTAAATCATAATTCCAGATTGTGCCATATCCAATTGTCCAGGTACCTGTTCCATCATCATAAGCATTTAATGCAGCTTTATTATCTTCTTCCCATTTTTTTAGAAAAGAAACCAAACCACCGTATGCAGTTGAACTCATAAGTAATAGTATTACGATTGAACCAATAACAATATATTTAGTTGTTTGTTTCAATTATGGATGTATTGTTGTATTCGCGTCTTTAGCTGCAAATAATCCAAAACTGCCAAAAATTGCTGTAACACCACCGGGAACATCACCATGTAGCAATTGTGCAATTCCTGTAATTAAGGCACCTAAACCAAATAAACTTGTTTTCCAATTTTTTAACATGATTATATTTTTTTAGTATAAAAATCGATTTTTGTTTCTATCCTGGCTAAACGATCTAAAATTTCAATATTCAATTTATTATGTCCGTTTAAATCATTCTCAATTTTATCTAAACGATTTTTAGTACTATAAAAAAAACCGCCGCCGATTAAACTAAAACTAATTATTGCTATCAATATCTGTATTAGGTCCATCTATTTTTTTTAATTCCTGGTTAATAAGATTGTACGCATTATATGCAGTTAATGAACTTTCCAAATTTTGAAATAATCCGCTTTTACTTGCTGCGTCCAAAATTTGTTTAATAATTGCTAAGGCCTGTAATTGATCCATTGTTTTTTATTTAAAGGTGAAAGGAAAAAATTAAATTAATTGTAACCCTAATAAATTAGCGGCCCAAATATAAGCATAATTATTACTGTCTGGATTGCTTGAATAA